CGCTACTAATTGAAGTAAAATAATATCCATTAGTAAGTGTAATGCTTTGACTGGCTCCATAACTGGCGAAGTTTGCAGTGGTCCTAACCATTGATTCAAAACTTCTATCTACAGTACGATATGAACTTGATTTTTTTGCGGTCCAGTCATTCTTTTCATCGTTATCAAAATCCCAAGCAGTATCATAAACTGTATTCAAACCAAAATAGAATGTTGCATCTCTGGTCCCACCACTAATGGCAGAACCACTCGCATTAGTCCAATCAGATACAACCGGTGCAGTACCGGAACCATTGTCATTTAGAATAATATAACCGGGAGTATCAGCCCAGGCTGTAGTATTTAATCCAATAAAAGACCCAACTAAACCAGAGCCGTGTACATATCGTTTGGTTACGGTTAAAGTTTTTGATGTAACCCCATCTATATAATAGTAATCATTTAAGCTGTCATTATCCTTATGCAGACGGACCCATTTATTATCATCTCCCTGTACAAAGTTGGCTGTAGGTGAATATACTATACTACCTACATTACTCGAACTGGAGGTGGCTACGTGGTCGGTTGTATAAGTGGATTTAGTATTGACCGGTATGGTCCTGGCCAGACTATACACTGGCGTATGATCTGTACCTAAAAATGACTTATATAAATTGATTCCTGTAATACGTCTACTGAAATCATCCGTATCAATCTTTAGACCAATTTTTAAAGGTTTGGATGCTGTAGTGAGATTGAATGTTGAAAAGGATTCACCTAATGGTAATTCCTGATTACCATCAAAGATGGCTGTAAATTTATAATAATAGTATCCAGTTGCATTTGTACCGTGGGTTGCGGATTCCTCTGTTATGTCCTGGTAAGCCCAAGTAGTTGGGTATTCAATCGTTGCATCCGAAGCTACTAATGTACTGGCAAAATAAACACTTACATTGTCATTATGTGTTGCTGCAGTACTGCCAATCTCCCCACGTGTAACAGTTAGAGTATGTGATACTGAAGTAGCAGATGTTATTGCTGTAACCTGAACAACTTCAGAATCTATCCGTAAATAATCCCCCACCTGAACAGTTAAAACTCCCTCATCTACTGGAATGCTGGTGGCTGTCGTTGAAGACACTGCACCATTTAAATCCAAACTGGTATCAGTTGCGTTAGCCAGAACCGGTTGCCAGGCATCAAAGAAATATCTCCTGGTCATATGTCCGATCCATTTAGCCTTTTCGTGCTTGTCACTTGCAACCCTTACCTCATCCCCAAAGTTTATTAGTTTTACATCGTTTGTGGATGAAGTTGCAGCATAATCAATAAGTGAGGTCCCAGCTGGTTGTTTGGTAAAATCAGAATTATAGACTTCGATATCTTTATTCTGAGTTTCAAAGCCTACCCAATAATTAACTCCAGTTGGAGCACTCCATTGCATTAACTGTTTAAAGTTTGCACCAGCGATAGTAAATGTCAATTGCCGGGGTTTACGCTTAGTTATTTTACCAGGTACTTCGATATCTACATTGAGAGTATCACTACAAGCATCAACCGGTAAATCTTCCGGATCCATATTGGTGATCAGGCCACCACCGAACATTGGTATCTTTATATATTGAGAGGGCATAATTATAGACCTATGGTATCAGCAACTTGTGATGGGCCGTGCAGCATTCGGTGAGCGTACTGTCTCCGTACATTCTCACGGTTTTGTTCATACTTCTGTGTATATCCTGGTGCTAGGCCACTAGCTGTTTCCCAGTGAAAAGATGCCTTCGCATAATCAACTAACATAGGATGATAGATCTGATTGATTTGAGGTTCATCACCTGCCGTTACAAAATCATAAACAGTACCATTGGCCAGTGCTTTGAACCCTAATCCGAGATCATCCCAGTTTGAAATCAAAGTTGTCCAATTACCTTGCAATGCCAAAAACATTTCTGTTTCATCGTTGGTCGTAACGACTAAATCATTGTTGTTAAGATTTGTGCCACTAGAAACATCTGATAGAATTAATGTTCCAGTAAGATTTTTATCTTCATAGTCAGCAACAGTAGCTGAAAATACTATATCACCATAGGTGGAACCACTTAGGCGTTTTATAGCAACAGTATCACCGATATACGGAGCACTGCTGGAAAGAGTATCATAATTTAGTTTACTATAAGCCGTTGCCGAATCGGTTAGATTCGTAGGTTTAGCAGCATATCTAAATGACAACAAACCACCTTGCGAAGGTGAGGGTATAAAAGACATATTATTGCCTTCTATTTGAAAGTACTCTGGCGTACCAGAGCGAAAAGTATTATCAACCTTCCTTCTACTTATAATCTCGTGGCGTTGGAATGGAGCAATATACCGGCCTTTGAATTCAACCGTACTTATTATATCGATAAAATCCCTTGGCAGAGGTAATATTGTATCCCCTTCATCCAGGTAATATGAGAATGATTTTTCGTAACACTTGGTATAAAAGGCAAAATCCTCCTGTGCTTCCTCTAGATATTTTTGAGCCTTCGTTTCATTGAAGACAAAATCAGTATGAGGAAAACCAGTCAGGACCCTGTCTACTAAACTGGCCCAAGTCACGATTAAGGCCGATTCTTAGTGCCAATACCGGACGGGGCTTCTATCGCATATCGAGCATTCAATGCTTCCATTTGAGCACTTGCATTTTGATAAGCAGCGGCAGCACGATCTACTTTAGCATCCATCTTCCATAACTGAGATTCTGCTAAATCAATTACAACTTCGTGTAAAGCAATATTTAATTCACATTCATCTCCACTTGCTGCAACGGCCACAGGTTGTCTTAAATACCAGACATCTACTGCTCCTTGAGCAGATGATCCATCAACATATAATTTTTCACCAAATGTATATGCTACCGGATTTGTGGTGCTTGTTGCTAAGTAAGTATTTTCTAATCTTTTTTGATCACCGGGTTCAATCATTGTACACCATTTGCCGTTATATAATTTTGCGGCTATGATACCATTACGAATAGGTTGACCACCATCAGAATGTGCTGCCAATACAGCATAAGTAATAGAATAATTTGCCATTGCCTGATTAGATACAATTACTTGTAGCTCCCCCAGGTATGAATTGTGAACCAGATTTACTACTGATCTTTGTGCAATGTTCAAAGCATCAAGCTTTGCGGTTTGAGTAAACGAAGATTGTTCAGGATCTTCCAATCTCAGACCTAACGTGGATAACATTTCGTTTCCAGTCATTTTTTTTCTCCTAATTAGAGTTATTAATAATGCCGGGGGGAATACATCCCCCCAGCGTTAATTTTTAGAGTTTATATGGGGATTTCGCTGGCTGGACCCAAACAGCCGTTATTGCTTATGCTCCCAACTTCACTCTGAGTTTTGAATCCTACAAACGATTAGTCATCTTTGCCGTCAGATACAGATGGTCTTGACATTTCCACTTCCGCTTGACCGGTAGTTGGAGTATCAATCGCACTTGCACCTTTCATCCCTTGAACATAATCACCAGCGACATTAGTATCGTCTACCTTACCAGCAGTGCTGGTTAAGTAACAATCTGCATCATCTGCAAATCCTGTTAATACTGTTGCTACGCCTTTGCCACTAATTTGATACCAGCCGTAACCGGCAGCAACATTAGCAGACATAGCGACCGCAACGGGTCCAACAGCATTAGCAGATGCTAAAGCTGTAGTATGATCATCGGATGAAATAACAACAACACTTCCAACAGCCGTAGAAGCAACACCTACACAATAGATAAATTCGCCAACGCCATAAGCGGTGTCAGCTTTATCTTCTGCACGAACAATCGTGCCAAGTGCTACTTTTTTGGTTGTAGAAGTGGAGTCAATAGCTTGAGGGTTAATCCAAGCTTCAGTAGATCGGAAACTAGACACTATTTAAAACCTTAATAAGCGGTGGGAAGACCAGTGATCTTGCCCATCATTCTTGGGTTAGAAACAGTGAGTGCACCGAGCCATAGAATCTTAGCAACCCTAGCATCTTGATTAATCGGTTTCATAAATCCTTCAAAAGCAAAATTCCGTTTTCTGTGATGACGAAAACCCATATACTTTTCATTAAGCATAAACATTTTCCCTGCAGGGCAGTGATCATCAACAACAACAGGTGTTCCACGATAAAGCAAATTCTGGAAACCAGCATCTGCTAAAGTTTTATCACTCGCACCAAATCGTTTTTGTGCAGTCAGAGATTCCTCGTATGCATCAAATACAATTTGTGTGGTCACAATAAGTGTGGGCGAATCGTTGTCAACAGTACACGCACCGTACAGTTTTCTCATCTCACGGCCAATAGAACTCGCACCAGAAGCTGCAGCTACAGTAGTAAAACTAGTAGACCCTGCGGCTTGTTCTTGTGCTCTCCACCAGGTATAACCTGTACCACTAGTTCTGGATATTCCACCAATAGTTCCAGAAGAATCGATGATTGCATCGAGTCCTAAGAAACCATTAGCCGAAGCACCGGTAGTAGTAGTAGTTGTGCCGTTATTATCAGAATACAGTTGAGTGCCGAACATATCCTTTAGGGATTTTTCAGCATTCTTAATCTTGCTTTCAAGTAAATCGATTACTCGTTCAGCACCATCGTTTAATGATTCTTCTTTACCAGA